ATTTATTGGTGACTTGGGACGTGCGGTATTGTTTGCTAACCGTGTTGATGTAACTGTACGTTGGGTTAATCACGATATTTATGGACAATACTTGCAAGTGGCAACTCGTTTTGACACTAAAAAAGCTGATTCAAACGCTGGTTACTTTGTAACTTATACAGCGCCTGTTGAGGGTGGTTCGGGGGAATAACGGCACCTCTCATAGCAGAGGTGAAACCAGATAACAGTTGGCTTAAATCTGATATCCAAAAATGGTTAGATGAACGCGGTATCGCTTATGAAACAACTGATACAAAGGCAATTTTATTGGAAAAGGCAGGTGATTAGATGAATTATTCGGAACTGATTAACGAAGAACAATTAAATCAGATTAAAATATATTTAAAAGTAGATATTGATTACGAAGACGATTTGATTAAAGAGTTTTTAGATGCTGTTGCTTTAGAATTAGTAGATGCGATTGATTCTTCTAAACTGCCTGCTGATTTCGTTGATGATCCTAGATTCCATCTAGCAATTAAGAAACAAGCAAAAGAGGAGTACGAGCATAGAGGTTTAACAGCCGATACGATGCGCTAC